ATTTAGTTTACTGTACAAAATACCTTCCTGCGTTTGGATTGTCTAAGTGGTAAATAACATTGTATCTTACACCATCAATACTGTGATTGTAATTATCTACATAGAGCTTTGAGCCTTTGTCTGCGTAAACATAGTTGTTTAATTCTTTGGCTATATTCGTTGATTCTGGACTTACTATTAATTCATAGTCTTGCATTCTAGTTACACCACTCTCAATAGTTCCTTTTTTAACAGGCTTTATGTTTACACCTAAATGCTTTAAATCGGCAATTAAACGTGGTTCGCTGCTATCAGCGATAATAAGCATATTACCTACTTTGCTTAATATAATCTCAGCAAGTTGATTAGACTTTAACCCATTCTGATAGATATGTTCTTTTAAGTATATCCTACGTTTAGACTTATCAATAGCCACTTCTGTTAAGCTATCTGGATCAATACTAAAACCAAAGTCCATTCCACAAGACGTTTGTAAGCCATCAGGATTAAATTCTCCAAATGTCCAATTCTCAAATACAACCCCTTCAGCTTTGTCTAACCACCCACC